GCAGCAATCTCATTACAAAGAGACACTACTACCAACTGGGAGAAGTTTTGTAGCTGGGTCACTAGCACAAACAACCGCCTATACGTAGGTTGGTTCGGTGTGCTAATGATTCCAGCATTACTAACTGCTACCACATGTTTCATAATCGCCTTTATCGCAGCACCACCTGTAGATATAGATGGCATACGTGAGCCCGTTTCCGGCTCGTTAATGTACGGGAACAATATTATATCTGGAGCAGTAGTCCCTAGCTCCAACGCAATCGGACTGCACTTTTACCCGATCTGGGAAGCTGGCACTTTAGACGAGTGGTTATACAACGGCGGACCATATCAACTCATTGTCTTTCACTTCTTAATAGGAGTAGCAGCATACGCTGGTAGACAGTGGGAACTTTCATACAGACTAGGTATGAGACCATGGATATTTGTGGCATACACAGCTCCATTGTCAGCAGCTCTAGCTGTATTCTTAGTTTATCCATTCGGTCAGGGTTCATTCTCTGATGGTATGCCTTTAGGAATCAGTGGAACATTCAACTTCATGTTTGTCTTCCAAGCAGAACACAACATTCTTATGCACCCATTCCATATGCTCGGCGTTGCAGGGGTATTTGGTGGTGCTTTGTTTGCTGCTATGCACGGAAGCCTTGTTACTTCCTCAATCATTCGGGAGACCACGGAAACTGAATCACAGAACTACGGGTATAAGTTTGGTCAGGAAGGCGAGACTTATAACATCGTAGCTGCACACGGTTACTTTGGTAGACTAATATTTCAATATGCTTCATTCAACAATAGCCGTGCGCTGCACTTCTTTCTTGGTGCTTTCCCGGTTATTGGCATATGGCTTACCTCCATGGGTATATCTACTATGGCTTTTAACCTTAATGGTTTTAACTTTAACCAGTCAGTAGTAGACGCTAATGGTAAAGTCATTCCTACTTGGGCTGATGTTCTTAACAGGCAGAGTCTAGGTATGGAAGTGATGCACGAGCGTAACGCTCATAACTTCCCACTTGACTTAGCTTCAACAGAGGCAACACAAGTGGCTCTATCAGCACCAACTATAGGATAATGTCAAAGAACGTAAGCCTAAAGATAGGCAAACATAAATCGCGTACCGGTGGGCTTACGGCTGCTGGCAGAAAAAAATATAACGCTGCGACTGGCTCCAACCTGAAGGCTCCACAGCCTCAGGGCGGACCTCGCAAACGTTCCTTCTGTGCTCGGATGAGCGGAGTAAAGGGACCAATGAAAAAACCAAACGGCAAGCCTACACGTAAGGCTCTTGCCCTTCGTAAATGGAAATGTTAACATGGCACACAAAGGTAAAGGCTCCTGCAAAGGTGGCAAAGGCGGTAAGAAGGGGTACAGATAATGGCTAAACCCGGATTATACGCAAACATCCATGCCAAGAGAAAGCGCATTGCTGCTGGCTCTGGTGAGAAGATGAGAAAGCCCGGAGCTAAAGGTGCTCCTACTAAAGCTAATTTCAAGCGTGCAGCTAAAACTGCAAAGAAAAGATAATGGCACATCAATCAGATAAAATGCAGGCAGCATTAACTAGATTTGGTATTTATGAAGAAGAGAAAAAAGAAGAAACTGATAAAGAATCTTCTGACTCTGATAACCCTGATAACTAATTTATTTATTATCTCCGGTGTCACAAGGCACTGGAGTCCATCCAAATATGGCACAACTATACCCCCTGTTTCCGACGAACGTAGTAGTCGAACAGATGACAGACCATAAAGAATATAAAAAACTCATAGTTCCAAAACTATTAGAAGAGTTTAAAAATAATCCAAAACAAAAAGCACCATGGGCTACTAATTGTCATACATGGCAGATACCAGCAGACGGTGCAGGATTAGATAATTTAAACAATGGTTTGTTAATGGCAATCGAATCCTATTTTAATTATATTGGATGTCAGCCATTTAAATTTGAAGTAAAAGCTTGGTACAATATACATACAAGTGATATGTATCAAGAGGTGCATGACCACGTAACTGACACAGAAGTCTTAAGTGGTATTTATTATGTACAGTTTGATAAAGAAAAAGATCAGCCTGTAGTCTTTGTAAATGACAAGAAAGAGTATGTAAATTTACTTAAGTACAAAGGTATACCTCCATCATTAGAAGGAGATACTGACTTAGAAATAGATGAAGGAAGTTTATTACTATTTCCTCCAAACACAAAACATTATGTACCAAAAGCGAAAGTAAAACATGATGGCTTAAGAATATCTCTCAGCTTCAATGTTCACTTCGTTCATGTCTTAGAGAAAAATGATACAGGAAATTGATAACTGGGTTAGTAATGAAGAAAGACTAACATTAGTAGATTTTATTGTTGCAAACAGAGATAATTTTTTATCAGCAGGAAAAGAGAATGGAGTCTTTAATAGTGAAACCAGTATCTTTTTTAATGACTCAGTAGTTACTGAAATTCTTTCTCCTAAAATACATGCCCTTGCTGGCGACTGTCATGTAGCATGCTGGGCAAATCATTGGTTTAAAGGTGAAGGAATAACACCACATATACATTCACCAAGCGATCAATATATTTTTAGTGCAAATTTATTTTTAGCTGGACCAAGTACTGGTACTAGCTTTGCATCTAAAACATATATAAATAAAGAAGGAACTTTAATGTACTTTCCTTCTACTATGGTTCACTGGGTAGATAGTAACCCTTTTGATGAACCAAGAATATCAATGGGATTTGATTTTATTTTTCAAGGTAAGGTGGATAGACATCCAGCACAATTTGTAGAAATAAAAGCAGATAAGAAACCATTAATTGCAGCAGCATGGTAACGTCCGTTCATCCCTCCGGGGACGCATGACGACTAAGCATGGAACGGGGCTTAGTATATGGAGATAACCATGAAAGTTACTTTCGTATATCGTGGCGTTGCTTACACAAGAATAGTCAAGTAGACCTTAGGGGAGGAGCGTTACCTCCCTATTCAATTTGGGAAAAGCCCTCTGAGGAGGATACCTTTTACCCGTCGACGGTGGGAAAAGACCACAAAACGTGCCAGTCTCACGTTAGACCAATTAAGACTGACAACATTCTAGGCTAGAAGACGATACATAATACCCCTCAAATTAGGATAATATAATGGCTCAACAGAGTTCAGGTATGACTTCATCGCTAACCCGTCCGGGTGCGTTGAATGGTGGTACCGACCCTCGCGCCCTTTACCTTAAATTGTTCAGTGGAGAAATGTTCAAAGGCTTCCAACACGAGTCTATAGCTCGTGATTTGGTTATGAAGCGTACCCTTAAGAACGGCAAATCATTGCAGTTCATCTACACAGGGCGCACCCAAGCCGAGTTCCATACTCCCGGAAATAGCATCTTAGGTAACAGTGATGGCGCACCTCCAGTCGCAGAAAAAACAATAACTTGCGACGACCTATTAATCAGCTCAGCTTTCGTATATGAGCTAGATGAGACACTCGCACACTATGAATTGAGAGGCGAGATTTCCAAGAAGATTGGATACGCATTAGCAGAGAAGTATGATAGACTCATCTTCAGAGCTATTGCTAAAGGTGCAAGACAGGCTTCACCTGTAGCTAAGACTAACTTCAAAGAGCCCGGTGGAACACAGATCAGAGTTGGTTCAACAACTAATGATTCTGATGCTTACAACGCAGGCAACTTAGTTAATGCTTTCTACGATGCAGCAGCAGCACTTGACGAAAAAGGAGTCAGTGGCTCTGGAAGAGTAGCGGTTCTAAACCCTCGCCAGTACTACGCTCTTATACAGGACATAGGTTCTAACGGTCTTATCAACAGAGACGTACAAGGTACAGCATTACAGTCAGGTAATGGAATCATTGAAATTGCAGGCATCAAAATCTTCAAGTCAATGAACATCCCATTCCTAGCTAAGCATGGTGTAGCTTATGGCGGAACTACAGGTGAGACATCTCCTTCAAACTTAGGAGATCATGTCGGTACAGCTTTAGCTGACGGCAGAAAGTCTGTAACAGGACTTAACAACAACTACGGTAACAGCACAGACTTTGCTAAATCTTGTGGATTAATTTTCCAGAAAGAGGCAGCAGGGGTTGTAGAAGCTATCGGACCTCAGGTTCAGGTAACTTCTGGAGATGTATCAGTAGTATACCAAGGCGATGTAATATTAGGTCGTCTAGCTATGGGGGCAGATTTCCTAAACCCAGCAGCAGCCGTTGAACTATACGTTGGAGCAACAGCACCAACAGCGTTCGGTACAACATACCCAGAGAACGGTTAATTTATACACTTTATACGGGAGCTTCGGCTCCCTTTTTTTTATGGCTATTCAAATAAGCACCGATACCGAACTATCCGCAGTGAACTCTATCTTGGGTAGCATTGGTCAATCTCCAGTTACTAACATCACAGGTAATTCACTACAAAATCCAGAGATAGCATTTGTAGTTAACCTCCTTGCTGAAGTAAACAAAGATGTCCAAACAATAGGGTGGACTTTTAACACAGAACACAAAGTAAAAAAAGCTCCTGATGCTCAAGGTAACTTTGTAGTTCCTACTAATGCAATCGTTTATGATTTCCATGACGGTCAAGCTGACAGAGGAACTAACGTTGTAAAAAGAGATGGCAAGTTGTTCGACACAATAAACCAGACAGATGTATTTACCGGAGAATATTACTTCGACATCGTTACACTATATCCATTCACAGATGTACCTCCAGCTATACAGAGATACATAATTGCAAGAGCATCTATGCGTGCTGCTACACAACTCGTTTCTAATGGCGACCTAGTTAAGTTACTTCAGGTAGAGGAACAACAAGCTAGAGCTAACGCTATGGAATTTGAAACAGAACAGGGTGACCATAACTTTATGGGCTTCCCACAGCAGACCAACTATAGAGCTTATCAACCATACAAAGCACTTATTAGATAATGGCAAACGTTACACAAACTATACATAGTCTGAATGCTGGTATATCACAACAGCCTGACGAACAAAAGATTCCCGGTCAGGTAAAAGACATGCTAAATGCAATTCCTGATGTTACACAGGGATTACTAAAGAGACCGGCTGGTAAGTTTGTGTCAACTTTAGTTGGTTCTACTGATACCGGTAAATGGTTCCACTATTACAGAGACGAGACCGAACAGTACATAGGACAGGTACAACGAAATGGTACAGTTAATATGTGGGATTGTTTAACTGGTGCTGCTAAAACTGTAGTAGATGTTGCTCAAACAGTACCGACCAGATATTTAGCTCACAGTAATGATGAAGATATACAGACTCTAACTCTTAACGATTTTACTTATATAAATAATAGGTCCGTTATTACAGAGATGGATTCTACTAAAGAACCTGAAGGAGATTATTTAAAAGAAATATTTATTGAATTAAAAACACTGTCTTATGCAAAACAATATTCAGTAAATATCTTTGATAGTACAGACCCTGCTGATAATAGTGAAGTACATACGGCTACACGTATTAATGTGACTATGGTTAACTCTAGTAACAACTACTGTGATAGCACATTTCACATGAGAGATCATGCAGATAGAGGTAACTCTAATAATGCTAGATGTGGAACCGAAGCTGGTGATGGTAGAGACGCCTTTGCACCTAACGTAGCTACACGTATTTTCTCAGTAGATAGTAATAAAACTTTAGTTGATGAAGGTGCTACTGGTGGCGAAAAAGCTGATGGTACTTTTACTAGCACAAACTATAGCTATCAAGTTAACGTTTTTGATGTAAACAATAATGGTAGTCAAGCAAATAGAAAGAACTTATATTTTCGTATAGCTACAACTGGACAGTCAGTTCCATATACAGAAGGTTCTGGAAGTAGTCAAACAACTGTGTATCAAGCTAGATATACTACAACATACGACCTACTTCATGGTGGTGAAGGTTGGAGAGAAGGAGATTATTTCTATGTATTCATGGCAGATGCCTACTACAAAGTTACTATAGAAGAATCTAGTAGGTCTATTGTACAAGCTAATTTAGCTCTTGTTAGACCACAACCTACCCCCTTTGACACAGAAACTACTATTACTGCTGAAAGTATTATAGGAGATATAAGAAAAGAAATTACTGGAAACGATACTAATACAGGTAACGGATTTACTTGTACACAAATTGGTACAGGACTACATGTAAAGAGAACTGGCATATTCAACGCCTCTACGCCCGTAGGAGAGCTGTTAAACGTTGTTGCTGGTAAAGTTAACGATGTAGGTGATCTCCCCTCTCAGTGTAAGGATGGAATGGTTGTAGAGGTTGTTAATAGTGAAGCTGATGAGGACAATCATTTTGTTAAGTTCTTTGGTAACAATGGTAAAGATGGTGAAGGTACATGGGAAGAATGTGCTAAGCCGGGAAGACTTATAGAATTTAAAAAATCTACTATGCCTGTTGTTCTTATAAGAACTCCTGATGGTAATTTTAGATTAACAGAATTAAACGGAACTATATTTGCAGACCCTTCCGATAGTGGTAGCACAATATCTAGTTGGTCACAGACAGGTAATACTGTTACTATTAACACCCAATCAAATCATGGGTTGAGTGAAGGTAATTTAGTTTATTTAACTTTATACTATGGTGGTGGTAATGCAAACCAACAATTTGGAGCTGCTGTAGATGAAGTTGTTGATGATGATACTTATAAAGTAATAAGTCCACTTTCAGCTACACAGACTGGCACTGGTACTAGCGTTTGGAAACATGCAATAGCAACTCCACAATGGGATAATGCAATAGTAGGTGATAACGTCACTAATCCTGAACCTTCATTTATAGGTAAAGGTATTAGTAAGATGTTGTTTTTTAGAAACAGATTTGCAATACTTGCTGATGAAAATATAATTATGTCTCGTCCCGGAGACTTTACTAACTTCTTTGCTAAGTCAGCTATACAACTTATAGCTAGTGACCCTATAGATATAGCAGCTAGTTCAGAATATCCTGCTATTATTTATGATGGTATACAGGTAAACACTGGTTTATTATTATTTTCTAAAAATCAGCAGTTTATGTTAACAACTGATAGTGATATATTTAGTCCTACAACTGCTAAAATCAACGCACTTTCTACTTATAACTTTAACTTTAAAACGAATCCTATTTCTCTTGGTACTACAGTTGGTTTCTTAGACAATGCTGGTAAGCATTCTAGATTCTTTGAAATGGCACAGGTACAAAGAGAAGGTGAACCAAATGTAATTGAGCAGAGTGCAGTTGTATCAAAACTATTTGAAAATGATTTATCATTAATAAGTAACTCTAGAGAAAACTCTATAATTTTATTTAGTGAAGATAACCAGTCAACATTATATGGTTACAGATATTTTGACCAGATTACTGAAAGAAAACTAGCTTCTTGGTTTAGGTGGACTTTACCGGGAATTATTAAGTATCATTGTATGCAAGACGATGCTTTGTATGTGGTGTTAGAAAATAATTCTCAACGTGAGTTGTTAAAGTTTTCTATAAGAATGGATAATAATACTGTTGCTCTAAATGATGATAGAGTACATTTAGACTATTTAATGCCAGTAACATCTCTAGCATCTAGTGCTTATAATGGCGATAAAACTATATTCCCTAAACCTTCAGGTCTTAATGGCGTAGGACAAATAGCTGCATACGATATAGATGACCCTGCTAGTACACCATTGACTATTGGTAACTATGCAGAGGTAACAGTTAATGGTAGTAATTTAGAAATACCCGGAGACTGGACAGGACAAAATTTTTATATAGGTTATCTATATACTATGTCAATTACCATGCCTACTATCTATTATGTAACTAAAACTGGGGAAAACTTTAGAGCTGATACAAGAGCTAATACTATATTACATAGAGTTAAACTTGGATTTGGTCCTATAGGTATTTATGAGACTACATTATCTAGAGTTGGTAGAGAAGACTATACAGAATTATTTGAAGTAACACCAGCAGATAGGCAACTAGCTAACAGAACAACTGTATTTGAAGATAATCTTTTAAGAACAGTTCCTGTATATGACAGAAATTTAAACACAAGTTTAACTATTAAGTCAACCCATCCCTCTCCTGCTAACTTTCATACGTTAACATGGGAAGGAGTTTACAATAACAATTATTATCAACGTGTATAACATCCCCCTTACCGAAACAGAAGTACGTATATACATACAATGGTTGAAAAAGAATCGTATGTATAAAGGTATGAAACTGCCCTTAGGTAATCCTTGGGAGTCTTGGATGCAAGATACCTTGGATAAATTACAACACGCATTAAATGAGTAAATTCATCCACAAAGCGAATGTAGAGGCTGCACTTTATGTAGCTTCTAATTTGCTCCCTGATGATTATCGGGAAGTTAAAGAAGGTCATGGACATGACCCTTTAAATGCTCTGGTTGTCGGAGTACATAACTCTGAGTCAGTTTATTTTACTAACCCAGATAATGAGATATGTGGTATTGCAGGCGTCTACGAAGGTGGACAAATCTGGATGCTATGTACCCCAGCAATTTTAAAATTTCCTCATACGTTTGCTAGAGAAGCAAAACGATATGTGAACTCAAGACAAGACAAGTTACTGTGGAACTTTGTAGACGAAAGAAACAAAGTCCATATTAAGTTACTTAGGTTTTTAGGTTTTAAATTTTTAAGAAAATTTCCTTACGGACCAAACAATTTATCCTTTATAGAATTTTGCCGTGTGCAGTCCAGCAGCGATAGGACCAGCAGTATCCGCAGTAGGCGGAGCAGCTCAAGCGTCCGCGAACAACAAACATAAGCGTAAAATGTACGCGCATCAACTTAAAGTTAGAGAACGTAAGTGGATGCAAACACGTAGTACTTATCAATCTAAGAAAGTACAATTTGAACAAGAGGTAGACCTAGCAAACATTGCAGCTCAACGAGCATATACTAGGACTAACATACAATTAAATAGAGCTAGATCAATGGCTATCTTACAAAATCAAGATGATTTCAAAAAGATGTTAGCTAACGAAGGTATGATAGAAGCCTCTGCTGCGGAACGTGGTGTAAGAGGTGCATCAGTTAGAAGACAGTTAGTTATGAATCAAGGTCAACTTGGTCTGAGTCAAGCTATGCGATCAAGAGCTTTAGCTTCTGCTAGGTTTGATGCTAAAGAAGCTATGGCAGATACTAATAGACAACTAAAAAGTACTCTTAATAGGTCATTCAGTAAAGTTGCTGTTGCACCTGTACAAGACTTTGCTCCCCCACCACCACAAATGGAGAACGTAGGTTTAACATTAATGATGGGTATGGGTCAAGCATTAGGTGCTGGTCTAGAAGGTATGCCTAAGAATACTATGGGTGGCGGAACTCCACCAACACCTACGGTTGCTCCAACTTTAGGTTCAACTGGTTATACATATAACAGTCCTACTCAAGTACAGAGTAGATTTAACTTTATGCAGAGTTATTAATTATGATTCCACAATTTAATATTACAGGTCAGTCAGTGAATCCTGAAGAAATCGTGGACATAATTCCCGAACAAGAAAAATCTGACAGACAAATACAACAGAATGAAGAAAAATATTTTCAACAACTACAACAAGTTGGTGAAGATAAGCTAAAAAATGATGCTAAAATGTTTCAGGGATTAGCTGACCTTTCTTCTACATTTGGTAATATTTTACAAAAGAAACAAGAAAAATATAGACAAGATAGAGAAGCAGAAATATCTCTAGAAATTCTTACTAATGGTATCAGCCCAGAACTGGAAGCACAGTTCAGAGGCGACAAAGAAATGCTATTTGAAGATGATTTAGCTATACAAGAGTTTGCATCTAAAGTAGAATCCGAAACCAATGATAGTATCACCGCTCAAGAATTTCGTAAAATGTCTGGGTGGGAAAGGTATATGGTTGCAGAACAGTATGCCTTACAAAAAGCTAAAGACTACGATCAATATGTTTATGATGCTTACGAAACTACTAAGATAGATGTTATTAGAGATGGTCAATCAGTGTCTGTTGGACACATGGATAACCTATCACCACAAGAACAGGCAGCTTTAGATACAAAGATTAAGTTTGAGTATGCTAAACAGTTTGCAGGATTAAATCCAGCAATGGTAGCTACTGTTGTCAAACCAGAGATAGACAAGTTTGATGACATGCGTAGGAAAAAACAAGCTGTAGCTAGAGAAGAAAACTACCAACTAGAGGTAGCAGCTTCTGACAGTAAAATGATACAGATGGGTTTTGTTACTGCTAATCCTGAAGATGGACATCAACTTGCACATGACTGGGCTGCTAGATATGCAGCTAGAAACAGGACTACTATAGGTGCTGGTAGAAGAGCGTTTAAAGAGAACTTAATTGATCTAGTTAGTCAAGATGTAATTTCATATACAGAAGCTATGTCTGTAGTTAATCACGAAATAATAGCTCGTGATGGTTCTACTAAGACTATGGGTTCTTGGAAAGAGTGGGCTGGTTTAGAAGGAGAACTAGCTGGTGCTGCTAAACTAGGTCAAGCTGCTAGAGACGAAGCAAAAGAAAACTCTATAGCTGCTGACTTAGATGTTATAAGAAGTATGCAAGCTCCTACTAACGAACAAAAGGCAATGATGTATGCGTTCTACAAAGATAAGTATGACGGATATGTACCTATAGAATTATCAGATGCTTTAAAAGGTCATTTACCTGACGATGTTGCAGAAGATATGATTGCACAATCTATACGCTACCAAGGTGGTGTGTATGATTTTGAAATGGAAAATGTAAGTACTGAAGTTTTTAATAAATACAAAGATAAAATACTTACTTCAGGTGCACTCGTACCGGGAACAGATTTACATGACAAAGCAGCTAAATTTCTTAAGGCATACACTGACGAAGGAACAGGAGATACATTTGGAAGTACAGAAACTGCTTCAGTAGAGTGGCTAAATTTATATGACGGTCTAGAAGAAGTATTTAATAGTGCTTACAAACAAGCTACTGTCAGAGATGGTCAGACTGTAGGAAGACCTGAAGATGGTATGAGAGCTGGTCAAGCTGCTGTAGAAAAAGTATTACAGAATGAAAGGGCAGTGGATGCTATGATGAATCCTAGTCTTGACCCGTCAGATAATACATACAGTAAAAGCATACAAAATGGTATGAAACAATCTGCTAATGGTCAGTGGAGAAAACAAAAAATTAACACTAATAAAGAAACACAGAGAGAGTTAATAATGTGGAGTAAAACTCCATTAAAACAGTCTAGAGACATTCCAGACTATTACCGTGACCTAGCTATGAGAATGGGAGTTAATCCTATTGACTTAGCTAATTCACAGCTTCAATTTTATGGAGAAGAAGTAACAGATAAACCTCAAGAAAATAAATATAACGATAAAGTATTAAACCTTATTTACAAATTCCCTACACGTTCTCGTATCACAAGAGCTAGACTCGAAGACGAAGGACAGGGTGAACAGAACGTAAAAACTTCTATTTATAACAAAAAAGGCTTAATGAGAAAGGACCAGTAACTGCGGATTACTAGCCTTATCTTAGGCTATAATTACCGTGGTAACTATGAATGAAGAATTTGACCCTACACTAGAGATAGGAATCTCTGGTACAGGGATGTCCGAAGAGGACACACAAAAGGCAGTACAAAATATTGAAGCTGCCGATATAGAAAATGGAATAGTAGAACCTGAAATCGAAGTACCGGCAGAGGTTGTACCTGAAGAAGCTAAACCTGAAGGTCCTACAGCAAAAGACTATGCTGCTGACACTTTGATAGGTTTAGGAGCTGGTGCTAGAGACATAGCTTCTAATATCATCACTGCCCCAGAAAGAGTTATTGACTTTTTCAATGGCGAGATGGAAGAAGAAGGTAAGACAGAAGAAGGATATCAAACAGAGTGGGACCAGTTTATGTATGGTGACGGCGACCCTATTGAAACTAAAACATGGTGGGGTGGTCTAGTCAGAGGTGCTACAGATGTTGTTGGTACTATCGCTTTAACAGGTGGTGCAGGCAAAATAGCACAAGGTGCAAAGATTGGAGCCTATTTAAGACAAGGTGCTTTAGCTGGTTTAAAGTATGATTTACTAGCTAAAAACGAAGAAACTGATAACTTATCAGGAGTCATAGCAAAAAAATATCCATGGCTCAGTACACCTTTAGCTACTAAAGATACAGATCACCCAGCTCTAAATAAACTTAGACATGTTGTTGAAGGTATGGGTATAGGTGCTGTGTTTGATGCAACTATATTTGGACTTACACCACTAGCTAAATTACTTGCTAGACAAGGTCAAGAAGGTGCAAAGGTTGTAGCTGATACTGGCGTAAGAGTTGGTAACGAAATAGGTGATGCAGCTAAAAGAGTATATGATGCTAGAGGTGAACTAAAGGCAGCAGCAGGAGAAGACATTGCTGCAATCAGATCGAAGTTTGAAGAGTTTAGAAAGTCTAGATTAGATAGTGTAGAAACACAAAAGAGAGAACAAGCTAAATCTCAGATGAAAGAATCTGGGTTTAGAGCACCAAAGAACGAACCTATTGCTGACCCTTGGCAGGGAGCTACAACTTCTAACAGTACTGCTGAAGCTGTAGATAAATCTGCAAAGCGTATGAAAACAGAATGGGGTGCAGAAGAAGGTAGTACAGGTTCTTTGCTTTCTAATACTCAGATTAGTAGAATGGCTCAAGGAACTGGTGAAACAGATAAAGTTATAAAAGAAGTTCTTGGTAATTTTAGAAGTCAAGGTTTTATAAAACAGTTAGAAGAAACTGCTAGACGTCAAGGTAAAACTTTACAAGAAAGTATAGGTGAAGACCTTGATATGTTTAGGTCAATTTATGAAGGTAGAAACACAAGCGACGTAACTACAGGAGAGTTCTTTAAGAAACTTACTAAATCATCAATACCAATTAAAAACGAAAAAGGTAGAACAGTTGGTAAAATTGTACAACCTAGATTTATAAAAGCATTAGACATGGTTAATATTTCCTTGTTTAATGATATTAGAGATGCTGGTATAACTGCTAGAGAATTAGCTGATATTGCAGATATAAAAGATATAGATGGTCCTGCTCAACAATTAGTAGAAAAACTTATAGCTGGACTAGAGCTAAGAAAAACATCTAGTGCTGAAGTATCACAGATGTTATCAGAGTTTGGTGATTCACGTATAAGAAAATCACCTAAAGAATTTAAAGAAGCAATACAAAAAGATGTACAGGAAAGTATAGATGCGTTCCGTGTAGCTCTACAAATGACTACAGAACAAGATGGTGACGAAGTATTTAAAACTATCTTTGAAGGTATATCTATGGCTGATGGTGTACACACTCTAGATGATCTTGACGTATTTATGCGTAAGAAAATGAGAGGTGGTACGTTTGCTGGCGATAAGAAAAAGACTGGTGCATTTTTAAGAGAGATGGGAACTATGTTTACTCATAGTGTTCTATCAGGACCTAAAACATCAGTTCGCGCAATTATGGGTACATCTACCGCAGCATTTACCAGACCTATGGCTATGGCTATGGGAGGTTTAATGAAAGGTGATGCAACTATAACTAGAGCTGCATTAGCTTCTCTCAATTCAATGCGTGAGATGGTTCCAGAATCTTTTAAATATTTTAGAAAAAGATTAAATAGTTACTGGGCTGGTGATTTATCTACAATGAAAACTAGATTTGTAGAAAGAAATAAACTAGATGACCAATGGCAAATGTATGGACATTGGGCAGAAACTAGAGGTAATGCAGTAGATAAAGCATTATATCGTACAGCTAACATGGTTAGAGGGTTGAATGATAGTAGTCTTCTTACATATTCTACTAAGATTATGGCAGCTACTGACGATACCTTTGCACTAATGATAGGTAGAGCTAGAGCTAGAGAAAAAGCATTTCTAGCTGCTGCTGATAGATTACCTGATGGTAACTTCAGTAACCTAGATCAAACATTTTTTAAGAATCAAGAAGATTTATTTAATCAACAGATATTTAAACCTGATGGTAGTTTAGCTGACGAGATGGCTGACTTCAGTAGAAGAGAAGCTACACTTACTCAAGACCTAACTGGTTTTAGTAAAAGTTTAGCTAAAGCATTTGACGAGGCACCATGGGCTAGACCTTTCTTCCTATTTGCTAGAACTGGTGTTAATGGATTAGCACTAACCGCTAAACATACTCCCGGTTTTAACTTCTTTGTTAAAGAGTTTAACATGATAGCTAAAGCTAAACCCGGAGATGATCTTTCTGATTTACTACAGTATGGTATTAAAACTCCACAGGATTTAATGAATGCTAAAGCTATACAGAATGGTAGATTAGCTATCGGTTCTGCTGCTATAAGTATGGCGTCTATGGCGTATCTTAGTGGTAACTTACATGGTAATGGACCTACAGATAGAAAGCAAAGACAAGCATGGTTAGATATGGGATGGAAACCAAGGACTATAAAACTTGGTGATGTCTGGGTAAATTATGATGCCTTTGAACCATATAACCAAATACTTGCATTAGTAGGAGATATAGGAGATCACCAACAGTTAATGGGTGAAGAATGGGCTGAAGATAGATTATTAAAACTAGCTATGGCAATGGGAAGTACAGTTACAAGTAAATCCTATCTAGCTGGTATGCAGTCATTTGTTGATCTATTCTCTGGTCAACCCGGACAGTCTAATAGAATCATTGCTTCTCTAATGAATAACACAGTACCTTTGTCTGGTCTTAGAAATGAGATAGGTAAAGTACTAACACCATACACAAGAGAGCTAGGTTCTGATTTACAGAGCTCTATAAGAAACAGAAACTTAATAACTGAAAATATTGCAGCAGACCCACTACCAATTAAGTATGATATATTAACTGGCAAACCTATTAAAGATCACGATTTTATTACTCGTATGTTTAATGCGTTCTCACCTGTTAACTTTAATTTAGATTACTCAGAAGGTAGAGAATTTTTATTTAACAGTGGCTATGATATGAGAACTTCTACATATACAGCTCCTGATGGAACAGATTTGTCTGACAGTCCAAAAGTTAGATCAATGTTCCAGAAAGCTATAGGTGAACAAAACTTACTAGCTAAGTTTGATGAGATGGCTAGGTCAGAGAATATGCAAATATCACTTGCAGAGATGAACTGGCACCGTAAAAATGGATTAGCTGATGTCGAACCAAAATCATTTCCCCACTACAAAAAAATTGCGAGAGAGTTTGACCGAGCTAAAAAACGAGCTTGGGCAAGCATTAAAAAAGATAACGACGTCCAAAAGTTGTTACTCGAAGAAAGGAATCAAAAGCTAAAAAATAGAAGTGCTAATAAAGACACTATAGATAAGATGCTAGAGATGCCTAAATAATCCGCCCGTCAAATTATCCCTTAGATAAATGGCGACAAAAACTGAAGAATTTACATCAACAACTATAGCCGGTGGCAAGTTGTTAGATTTTACAACTCAATACATAAATGAATCTGACATTAAAGTCAGAATTAACGGAGGTAATCCTTTAACCTTTATAGGTACTACAGGAACTCCGGGGACAGGAGAATACAAAATAGCTGCTAACAGCACGCGCATTACCTTTGGAGATGACCAAAGCGGTAAAACCATACACGTATATAGTGAAACAGATGTAACTACACCTACAGTAACTTTTACTCCCGGTTCATCTATTAAAGCTGCGGACTTAAATGCCTTAGAAACTTTAGTTAGACATGGTATTCAAGAAAGTAGAAACGACATAATTGAACAGGACCTTAGAGATGGACAAGTTACATCTCAAAAGATTTTAGATGGAACTATCGTTAATGATGATATTAATGCAAACGCAGCTATAGGACTTACAAAACTTGCTAATGGTGCACTACCAACAGGCATTACTGTCAACACTGACAACATAGTTGATGGAACTATAAAAGATGCGGACGTAAGTCCTAGTGCAAATATACAAGGTTCTAAATTATTAAACGATTCTGTAACTTTAGATAAATTAGGAGGAGGTCCTCTACCTATAGATATAACTGTTTCTGGAGACAACGTAGTTAACAGAAGCATTAAAGAAGAAGATATAGAATTAGGTACATTAGATAATAGATATTACACTGAGACTGAGCTAGACGCTGGTCAACTAGACAATAGATATTACACAGAAAACGAACTAGATGCTGGACAACTAGACAATAGATATTACACAGAAACAGAACTTGATAATGGAGTTCTTGACCCTAGGTACTACACAAAAAGTCAGCTAGATGGTGGTCAGTTAAATAATTTATATTTTACAGAAAGTGAGTTAACTAATGGTGCCGTTGATGGTAGATATTATACCGAGACTGAACTAGATGCTGGTCAACTAGATAACAGATATTTTACTGAGACTGAACTTACTACTGGCGGTGCTATTGATAGTAGATATTATACCGAAGCTGAACTAAATGGTGGTCAATTAGATGACCAGTATTTCCAAGAATCAGAACTTTTAAATGGTGCATTAGATGGTAGATATTTTACTGAAACAGAAATAGCTAACGGTGCTGCTGATACTAGGTATTATACAGAAACAGAGTTAGACGCTGGTCAATTAGATAACAGATACTACACAGAAACAGAAGCTGAAGCTTTATTCCTAAGACAGGATTCTTCAGAAACACTTGCTAGTGGACAAACTTGGTCTAACTCAGACTCATTTGTAGCTACAACTGCTGCTATTAACGCAAGAATTATTGACCTTGTTGACGAGGTTGGTGGTTTTACAGTTATTGCTGACGAATTAAATTTTCCAAATACAAACCCACAAGGTGCTACAGGTCAATCAGCAATATTAAGTATTGGTGCTTTAACTACTGGATATACTCGTACTGGAACTAATGTAAGTATTGCTAACGGAACAGTAGCTGTTAGTAGTGGTCCAGACGCTCCCGGAAATAGAACAGTAACTATAAAAAATGTTCCTTTAGATTTGCCAAGTGGATTTGGTTTATTAGTTGAATCTACAGCAACTCTTGATGAATATACATTTCACAGATTAGTACCTATAGCTACTCAAGTTAATACTGTTGCTCAGAATATTATTAACATTGTGGCAGCCGGTGCAAACGTAGTTGACATAAATAACTTTGCAGATTTATATCAAATAGATTCTAACCCACCTTCACAAAGAGTAGATGGAACAAGTTTACAAAGCGGTGATTTATGGTTTGATAATTCCAATGGCAATTTACGGGTATGGGACGGGTCTAATTGGGCTATCATCACCCCTGCACAGAGTGTTCTTAACGATATTGCTATTGTCTCAGGTGCGATTACTTATGCAGAAGACCTCGGATTAATTACTGACCCTGTATCTACAGGTAGTTCTAATGGTTCATTAGATATAGTTGCAGATGCTTTAGAAGATGAAAGAACATTTACTGTCACTGCATCTGGAGGTAAATTCTTAATAGATGGAGTACAAGCTCCTACCCTTACACTACACAAAGGTTGGACTTATACATTTGATGTGAGTGATAGTTCTAATGGTGCTCATCCATTTAGATTTTATGCTGGTAGTTCACAGTACTCAACTAACGTAACGGTTACTGGTACTCAGGGACAAACTGGTGCAAAAGTACAAATTGTAATACCAGAATCACAACCAACTAATTTCCAATATTACTGTACAAATCACAGTGGTATGGGTAACACCATAACTGTAGTCGAAGACCCAATTAAAGCTGTAGCTGATATTGCTTCTAGTGTTGTAGCGGTTGGAGGTATAACTTCTAACGTAACAGCAGTTGCAAACAATTCATCTAACATTAATGCGGTACAAGCAAATGAAACAAACATTAACGCCGTACAAGCTAACGCTTCTAATATTAATGCTGCTGTTAGCAACGCATCAAATATTAATGCTGTTGTCACCAATGCTACAAACATTAATACCGTGGCTACTATCAACTCAGACGTTACTGCGGTAGCTAACAATACAAGTAATATTAACGCTGCGGTTACCAACGCATCAAATATTAACGCAGCAGTTTCTAACGCGACAAATATAAACACAGTTTCCGCATCTATTTCAGATGTTAATAGGTATGCAAATGAATACCAAATTTCTAACACTCAACCATCCAGTCCTAGTGCTGGTGATTTATGGTTTGACGGAAGTACTAATACATTAAAAAACTATAACGGTTCTGCATGGTTAGGTATTACATCTAACTCTGGTATTCAGAACGTAGCTGACGATACTACACCTGAACTTGCTGGTGCATTAGATTGCAATAACTTCAACCTTACAGAGGTAGCAACTATAAGCGGAAACAATTTACAACTCGACTTCGGTACAATTTAAATGGCAAAATTATTAAAATTAAGACGTGGCTCGACTACTGCGCACGCATCATTTACAGGTGCCGAAGGCGAAGTCACAATAGACACAACAAAAGACACAGCCGTCGTACATGATGGCGCACAAGCTGGTGGTAGACCACTAGCAAGAGAAGATATGAATAACGTATCTTCAGCTTCAATAGCAGGACGACTAGGTACAGATTCTATAGCAACAACTAAGATTGCTGGTGGAGCTTTACCAACAGACGTAACAGTTACAAATGGAAACGTAGTTTCTAACGCTGCGATAGCTGGAACTAAAATTAACCCAAGTTTTGGTTCGCAAACTATAAGTACTTCTGGAAATATAGTAGCTGCTAACGGAACTCTTCAAGGAGGAATATTAGATTTAGGTACAGCAGATACTTCATCTGGTCATATAAACGCTAAAGAAGCAATGACCTTTAATATCGACTCAGATAATGATGATACTAATAGGTCTTTTAAATGGTATAAAGATGGTAGTACTGGGTCAGGATCTCAACTATTAGCTTTAGATGAATCTGGTACTTTAACTTTAGGTGGTCAAGCAACCCTTCAAGGTGGTGTTGCTGTAACAGGAAACATCTCAGTTTCAGGAACAGTTGACGGTAGAGACGTAGCTGCTGACGGTAGTAAATTAGATGGTATAGATTCTGGAGCTAAAGACGACCAGACTAAAGCAGAAATTGATGCACTAAACATTAATGCTGACCAAGTTGATGGTTTACATGCTTCTAGTTTTGTAAGATCAGACGCTAGTGATACTTTAACTGGTCAATATGATTTTCAAAATACTGGTTCATATCCAATAGTTATTGGTAATACCAGTGGTGCTGCTGATGCACACTTACTTCTTCGTGGTTCAGCTAACCCTTACATAAGATTTAGAGAAAATAATACTGATAAAGCATATATTCAATGGAACTCTGGAGGTTTCTTACAACTTTCAAATGAAGAAGCTAACGAACATGTAAGAATACAATCTGGCAATAGCGGTCTAAGATTTTTAGTTGATGGTTCTGACTATGCTGTCTGGCACTCTGGTAATGACGGTTCTGGCAGTGGGCTAGACGCTGACACTTTAGATGGTATTGATTCAAGTAACTTTTTACGATCTAATACAGCAGATACAGCAGCAGGCGACATTACATTTACTGGTGGAGCTGGTGCTGCAACTATTGGTGCTGGTAGTGATATTAGATTTAATAACACTACTAGTGCTTGGACAGGAGAACATACTGGTAAAATTCAGTACTATAGTGGTCATTATTATTTCCAAGCAGCCGGTACATTTCATTTTAGAAACTCAGGTGGAAGTAATATATTTTATATAGACAGTAGTGGTAACGCAGTTGCTTCTGGTAACGTAACAGCTTACTCTGACGCAAGGCTTAAGACTGATATTTCTACTATCAACGATGCTCTTGGTATCTGCGGTAAGTTACGTGGTGTTAGTTATAAATGGTTAGCAGATGGTAAAGCTGGTATTGGTGTTATTGCACAGGAAGTAGAAGAAGTATTACCAGAAGTAGTTTTAACTAATCAAGACGTTAACCCTGAAACAGGAGAAACAACAGAAGTTAAATCAGTTGACTACGGAAAAATAGTAGGCGTACTTATAAACGCAATAAACGAATTAAAAGCA